TACGGTATCAGGCTATTAAGGTTTTAGAAGAGATAATAGACCTGGATACTCTTTTTGGCTGGAGTTATTCGGAAGCCTCAAACCCAATTTATCCATTTGAAATACCCCCGCCACAGATTACGGATGAACATATTCGGTTATTGAAAGCCTGGGATTCGGTCAGGGGTTCGGTCGGGGATTCGGTCTGGGCTTCGGTCGGGGATTCGGTCTGGAATTCGGTCTGGAATTCGGTCTGGAATTCGGTCAGGGGTTCGGTCGGGGATTCGGTCAGGAATTTGGTCAGGGATTCGGTCTGGGATTCGGTCGGGGATTCGGTCGGGGATTCGGTCTGGGATTCGGTCTGGGCTTCGGTCGGGGATTCGGTCTGGGCTTCGGTCAGGGCTTATATTGGCTCATTGTTTCTGAATATAAAAGTATGGAAATATATAAATCACAAGAGAGGCATATGTCCTTATCAACCATGCGCTGTCCTCTGGAGGCAGGGTCTTGTACCGACGTATAATAATAAATCATGGCAGTTGCATGGTGGGCCATCCGCTAAAGTGTTATATGAAACTAACTGTCAAAGCTTATAACCTTTAACCTTTTTCCCGGGGGCCGCGCATCCTACACGCGGGAAAGGACACAAAATGGGAAAATACACTAAAGGAGAATACATCCGAGACCATCCACGTACATACTTAGCAGGTGCCTTAAGTGGCAACAAGGGGATAATCTAATGGATAAAAAACAATTTCAATCGTTATTGGGAATGGCCAGAATATTTCAGCGGGTAGACCCTGACCGCGCCGATTTCTGGCGCGGGTTTCAGCGCGGTCTGCGCCGGCTGCATCACCAGGAGGTAAAAATCTGGGAAAATTTCGGCACGGTTGAGGAGCATATGAAATTTCTGAACTGCCGGAATGGAGAATTTCGCCGGGATTTCCAGTTCGGGTACCGCGCCGGATTTTATCGGGAGGAGATCCGCCTGGAATCTGAGGCAGATATTCAACCTCTCCGCAAACTCCTCGGCCTGTCGGTCGCGGATCTGGCAGAGATCGCCGCCGTATCCCCCCGCACAGTGGAGGGGTGGGAACAGGGCCGCCCGATGGCTGAGTCTGCCCGGCAGTTGATAAAAAAATATTTGATAATCTAAAACTGGAGGTTACAAATGGAAGCGAACAGAAAAGAACGGTGTGATTTTGATGTAATGCACAACGAGGAACAATGGCACATTGAGATGTCATGGATACAGACGGATGGTAACGTTGCTTGGTATGACGGGGCCACATACAGAGACGGCGTGAAGTTTATGCGGATTTTTTCTCCGTCTGAGATTGATGTTCCTGAAATAACACATGGAATATAACCAGGCGCTTGTGCGTAGCGAGTACGGTCAATTTTGCGTGGGGGGTCATCGTTATCGGGGAACCGAAGGCTGGTGGATTGCTGTTTCCTAAACCCCGATTTCTGCCCGTGACTCCGGTCGTGGGCCGTTGTGGCGGTTTAGAACTGGATCCAATTGATAAGTTGTGGCGCGTTCTTTAGTCGCCACCAGCGATTTGTTGGGCATTGCTACCCATTTCTCGCGGTCAACCGTCTCCTGCCATTTTTTGAGAATCTGGCTAAACTCGCCACACCAAAGACAGCGCCGATGGTTGCCGTCATACTGCCAGCGCGTGTCGTCGTTTCTAAAATGCTCGGTGTGTTCGGGATCGACGGCGCAGCGGCCCGTTAGTGCGTAATTTTCCCAAAAGTCGGGGATTTCAACCAATCCCCCAGTAAACTTCCGGTTCAACAAATATGCGAAACTCTGTTCCCTGCAGCCGTTGCAAAGCACGGCCATTAACCGACATCCGGAAAAGCACAGTCCAGGTTTAATCATTCCAATCCATTTTACTCCATAAGCATCGACGTAGACGCGGGATGTCCAAGCGCGGTGCTTGCGTTGCCTGTGTTTCAACCACCGGTACAAATTTGGGCTATATCGGTCGCCATTCTTCGGATTGATGATGGCTAATAGATCTAATCCGTTTTGTTCCATGATTTTCTCCATATGCCTAACATTTAGGCTTGTTAGCCGACATTAGAAGTGGCTGCAACGGTCTGTTGAACGTCAAAACATTGAGCCAAATTTTACCACTGAACATAATTTTAAAACGTTCTCGAATAGATAGTTCCCAGCAGGTTACTATCTCACCATCCTCCATCTTCAATGCGGGCAATAGCTTATATTCAGGCTGATTTTCAGCATATGTCATATTACATTCTGGAAATTTTATAATATCCATATTTCTCCTTTTAGCAATCATCCCATCGTCGTGAGATTTCTTTTGATATGTGGAATGGAACCCAGTTATTCCGAGGCACTGGACCTGCACCTGGCATACTTCCATGTAATCGACTTACTCCGCTTCTCTCACATTGTTCCGAGCAATACCAAGCGTTCGTCCATCCTCTCTTTAGGTTTTTAACGTCTCCACACTCTATACATTTCTTTTCCATTCCAAACCCCCCTTTCTAAGATGCTAACGGTCTGATCACCGGCTTGTCTGCTGGATTTATGGGTTATAATTCATCTTCGATGAGCACAGTAATGCGCCTTCCAACAAGAGATTGAGCGGTATATCCACAGGCGTTAATGAGCTCACCAAACCTCTCAATATCAAAATCGGAATTTACCAAACAGATTTTATCCCCTGCTAAAGATGCTATGCGGCCAGAAATTTGCAGTTGAACCGGTCCACCATCATGATCTGAGATATAAAATTTTTCCATCGCTTCCCCCTTTCTAACGTGGAGTTCACCCATTAGTCGGGTGTAACTGTTGGTTAACACACATATCCTCGACAACCTGTTCCGGTATCCGGACAAAATCGCCGTTGGCCGCGACAATATCAAATTGCTCACTCCCTCCTGGACCTACCCTGCACCAGATTGTACCAATACAATCCTGGGTACTGGTCCGACCTGGCGGCATCCTTTTCCAATTAACGGGCAATTCATCACGCATTGCCCTTTCTACGATACTTTTCAAGCTTGCGCTTGGGGTGGTCAATTGGTCATACAGTTTCCAGTTTGCGTTATCCATCGCTTCCCCCTTTCTAACGCGGTGTAACTGCTGGTTATCGTCAGGGTCTAATGACGGCATTCCCCATCTTTCCCCCCAACACGAAAAATGAATAGGGAGACACGGAAGAATACAAACATATAAATCAAGGCAATTACCGTCTCTTTGCCAAAAAACTCCCATCCAAAAATCTTCGATTTTAAACTTTAATTCAATATTCCAGTCCCGCATTTTTACCTCCCTTCTATTGAAACCGTTGTCCCGCTTTTAAGTGATTCCTCATAACTCTGGCTTTTACCCTTCGACAAATATTTATCCCGGCAAACCTCATCGCAGAATATCAACGGGCCATGAATAACCTGGCCGGGTTGGGTCAGCTTGCCGCATTGATCGCAATACCAAGCGACGTAATGGGTTTCCTCATCCCCCGCCCACCCGATCTGAACGATTACGAGAGCGGTTGTCAAGATTGCGAATACTATGATTGCTTTTTTCATTGCTTAATTTCCCTCCCCTACGATGAGTTGAGAAGTGGCCGGATGCCTTTCCCGGCCAGCTTTCTCAAACGACTGGTTATCGTTAATCTTTCATAAATGATCGGGTTGCATCTTCAGGGGGATCTCCATACTTTTCGATACACTCGTCAATCCATTCCTGCATTTCTCTTGGACCACCACTTGTCACAAGGCCATATCCTCGTCCTGACTTATTCCATCGCGGATCGGATTCACTATGCACAGACCAACTCCCCATTTTTGGACCGAACATTGACATAATAATCTCTCCTTTCTAATAAGATAATGATGGAACTAAGAAGCGGGCGGATCACCCAGTATCTTCTCAACCTATTTTCTACTCTAAGGTGACCCCTTACCGCTGAGTTGGCCCGCTAAATAGCCCGTCTTACTTAAGTGACAGGTTAACCAAGCCTGTCTTATATGATTTAAGCCCCCGTGTTTACCACAAGATGGGCACCTTACTGTCCACCTATCCGTCCGATGCTCAAATATCGCATCACATCTACCACACCTAATTTTAAGCATATTAATTTTAGGTGTCCATCGTGCATCTAATATTCTATGTAGCCCATTATACATAAGGTTAACAAGTTATTAGCGAGACCTTGATAACCCCCGATTTGTAAGGTTATCATCATCCAAAATCCACCCTACTTTTAGAATGGAATTTGATCATCCGTTGGTTCCAACTCCTTGCTTCCAAAATAATCATTTATCAACTTCGCCTTGTTCGCCAATTCTTCTTCCTGGGTCGGCATGTCCCGCAATGCCATTTTAGACAAGGCTCCCATATGCTTTACTGTCTCACCGGGCTTTCTCTCCGGTTTAATTAATTTCCAACCAACAGACTCGATAGCTGCCTTGGTCAACATCGGGGCACCCTGGGCAATCTCCGCGATCTTCCAGTTTTCGCATCTTCCGCACTTGGTAATATACTGGTAATCAACCGGGGATGGTCTTTCATGCTCGGTGCCTTTTAGGTCATCATATAATTTCGCCATCCAATGTGGAGGACGGTAATATTCTATAATGCCGGTCCCATTACATTCATGGCATTCATGGGGTTGTGTTTCCCTCACCATCACTTCTGGATTTGATTGCTTGTATTCCAGCCAATCCCCGTTAATGTCGTTCGGGGATGGAAGGACTGAACCGGGCCGGATCGCCGCAATCCTCTTTTCAATGATCTTCTCGAAGATGCTATCAGGGATGTGTTTAAGTTTCTGATAGAATAATGTCGCCTGTTTATCCGATAAGGTTTTCCCGCACCAATCCAAAAGTCCTTCCATTGCATTTTCAAACAAGGATTTTTCCAAGGCGTTTACCTCCATTGTTCCCACCTAATTCAATATCATCATCCCATCTTCGCCCTGTCAACCAACCCTGCGCCATTTTTGGTGTTCGACCATTTTCAATTAATGACCGTCTTCGTTTTGATTCCTTCTCTGCTGAGTCTAAAATCTTCTCGAATAAGGCAAGGTTTAATTCTTGGATGTCATACCATGAATCAGCTGCTTCGGCTTTACCAAGTTTATAATTAAAGACCTTCCAAAATTCTTCAAACCACAAGAGCTTCTGTCCTTTTAATTTTCGCTTTTTTTTCGTCACATAAACCTGTTCTTCATTTTCCTGAAATGAAGTATTAGTTATACTATTAGGAGTAGGAGATGGAGATGGAGTAGGAGAAGGGGGCGTTACTTTTTTGTTACTCTTGCGTTTATCTCTGTAACGCTGTTGTCGTAAAGCGTTATTATCCTTGTCTTTTTGATCGCTAATCATCCGTCTGTTACGTACCGTTATGTTTCCGTTATCACCCGTAACGACGTTACAAAAACGTAACGCTTCATTTTCTAAAAGGAATAAACTTATATCTTCGATTTCAACAGTCATAACCTTGGCAAAATTCTTTAAACTTGAAAAGGTTATTTCACCTTTTTTCGGTGCTAACCACATATAGCAAAGACAATCAATCCAAATTCCTCTTGTGGTAATACTTGCAAGTCTTAACTGGGTGTCTGTTAACCAGTCCTTAACGTAGAACTGAAAGGCTGGAGCCTTACCCATTATCAATAGACCCTTTCTTTATAGTTTTATCCCAAAACATTTTTGATAACATCTTCTGTGCGCCAGGGTCGCTGAAAGCCATTTCGTATATTGAAGCCATGACTTCAGAAACATTAAATGGTTTTAAATTCAGGAGTCCGTAGGTTAAACTGAAAATATCATCTGCTAAAAACTTTTCTCTCAATGCCGACAGAAGCATTTGTTCATATTCTGGCCTTGATTTCCTTTCATGTTTATGGCAATCCTCACAAAGTGTAATGAGGTCATCGTTGGTATAATCCCAAGGATTTTTAGCTTTTTTATAAACCCTATGATGCACATGGAGGATTGATTCTGCATTATAACAACGTTTACACTCCCACTTATCCCGTTCTAGGATTTTAAGGCGCTTCTTTTGCCACCTAGGATCTTTTAGTTTATCTGTGTAGTCCATTTCACACCTCAACCACAAAAAAAACCCGTGGAACAGCATCAGGCGTAAGCTGGCCTGCCCGACACATTACTGTATCAGGGTTCCACGGGTTTCGTTTGTTTTCGATGTTAATAATCATACGCTTACTTCCTTATGCTCCCCCGACCCTACCACGCCGAGGCGGGGAAATCAAGGGAATTATCGTTCAAATATAATATCAAACCCTAGATCACGTGCTATTCTCAATTCTTCCACGCTGCCAGAGGATTTATCAAAACCTGGTATCATAACGATCACATCGCAGCGCTTTAGGATCTCGATGTCACCGTCCAGCCATACATGATCCGGGGCCAGCCCATCAAAAAAAGCCGTGTTAAGGTGAGGGCAAAATACCGCATAACCAAGCTGCCAGTATTTTATGGCGTACTTTTCGGCGTGCCTGATGTTCTCCAAAACCATCTTTCCATTACTTGGCCGGTATGGGCCTGATATAAACGCCAGTTTCATGATTGACTCCTCAGCTCGTTGATGTCAAATAACAACATCCCATGTTCCTGCTCAATCTTGGTAAGATTTTCAACGGCGATGTCAAAGTATGACCTTTTCAGCTCGATCAATATCGCCTTCCTTCCGAACTTTATAGCTTGGTACGCCTCACTTCCTATCCCTCCAAATGGAGTCAATACGGTTTCACCCGGATTAGAATACAACTTAATACATCGTTCGATCGTTCCAAGTTGCAATGGGCAGATATGCTTTTCATCATCGTCATCCCTTGCCCTTGCATATCTCAGAGTATCTGATTCTTGTATCCCGGTCCATATCCCACCGGCCCAATCTATCCATGTCTCGTTATCGATCTCTCCGTTTTTAACTGGCACAACTGGCACATCCGGTTTGCCAGGTTTCTTGAATATCAGGATGTGGTCCAGGAGGGCAGGCCTGGAATCTGTTGAATCTTTTCTGAGTTGGGTGAACAGTAGGGCTTTTGATTTTGTTCTTATAGCTTGGGCCTGTGGATTCTTGGTTACGATTGCCCGGCCGTAGAATATCCACCCTTCTTTCTCGTATGCCTCTATAACAGCCCCAGGGAAGTCCCTGATACCCATGTACCCATCTTTCATTGACATGGCTGGGATATCGGAAGTATGGGCGCATGTGTTACGGCCCTTTTTTGTGACCCTCAATAGCTCCCGGATTATGAATTTATAATGATCGAAAAATTCACCCCAATCCCTTGAGTTTCCAAGGTCCCTTTGTGTCGAAGTGTATGTGTATAAATCTGCGAAAGGTGGGCTATACACGGAAAGATCAACGGAATTATGGTCTATTTCCTTTAATCTTTCGCACGAATCCCCCAACATTGCAGTGAAGTCTTTGCCGTGGTGGGTCATTATTTCATGCTGAATATCCATTATGTTTATTCCCTCCAATTCCTGAAGTTCGTAGTTTTTGACATTCTTCATCAGCTCATCGTGAAGCGACATAGCAATCTGTTCTTTCCTGAGAACATTTTCATAAATTGCCCTTTCCACATCCGACAGGACAATCCATACGTTAACTGGTTCTTTCTGCCCGAATCTCCATGACCTCCTGATGCACTGATAATAGGATTCAAATGAATCGTTGAGGCCCAGGAATAGCATATTGTGGCAGTTCTGGAAATTCATTCCATGACCAGCTATCTTTGGTTTCGTGACAATTGTTTGATACTTTTCGTCCTGAAAATCTTCGATGGCCTTAACCTTAAAATCAATACTATCACTCCCCTTGACTTCGGTTGATTCTATCATTTTCGATATTTGGGAGCTCTCAGCATTAAGGCCACACCAAATAATCCATTGGCCTGAGTCTCTTTTGATAATACCCAATGCCTCTTCTATCTTTGGCATGATCGTTTCCCGCCTTACTTTCCCCCTTTCCTGTATTCCCTTCAACGATCCGAAGAAAAGCATGCCCTCCGGCGTATAATCAACCGGCACAAAAACAGGCTTTATATTGAGGGGTGGCAGAATGAACATATCATCGTTGAACCCAAGATCAGATGGTTTTTTCATGCTCATGGCCCATGAAGAAAGCCACCTATAGAAGTCTTGCTTTGCGTAATTCTTGAGCCTCCATTCTGTTCCTTTTTTGTTGGATTGCTTTTCTTTTATAACGAATCCATTCCCGTAATGTTTCTCGACGACAAGATTCGCATGGATAAAAAACTCGGCCAGCATTTCTGTCTGTTTGCATATACCTAGAAACTCGGCATGATTTCCCAGCTCTATTTGATCGTTTGGGGCTGGGGTAGCGGTGCAGGCCAATCGGTATGGTACTTTCTGGAATGCTTTTATGAGTTTGCGCCGGGTCTTTCCATCGAATGATTTAAGGATGCTTGATTCATCCAGTACGATTGCCTCCCATTTCACGTTGATGAAGTTATCAACCATTTCATAATTTGTGATATAGATTTTATGGTCATTTATCTGGTCTTGGGTTCGGATATACTTCACGTCCATATCAATCTTTTTTGCTTCCCTAACCGTCTGCCGGGCCACAGAAAGCGGTGCAATTATGAGGGTCTTTCCCCCTATTAAACGCGACCATTCCAGTTGGCAGAATGTTTTTCCGAGTCCGGTATCCATAAATAAGGCACATCGGCCTTTTTTTATAGCCCATTGGGTTACTCTTCTCTGAAAGTAGAATAACATCGGATGGATATCTTTTTCATTTATATTTATCCCAGACCCATGATATTTTCTTTGCTTTGTTTTCAAAAACTCCTGATAATCCATTATTCCTCCCTATCGAAAAAACCCCCGCCCCATGACCTGCTCTAAATGCTGGCAATCGCTATATCCCGGCTTAATCGGCTCACCATGCTCATCGTATTTCACGCCGTATGTTTCGGCCTGGCGCTGGCAATGGCCGGGATGAAACCGCTTGTTGGCCGAACTGGTGATACGCTTGCCGCACCATCGGCAGATCGCGTTTGAGGCGGTGCCGTGGTAGGTCACTTCCTCTTCTTCTCTTCTCGGACCAAAACCTCATCCCGGTCAACATGGACAGTCCCGTATTTGATATTGATCGGAGGTGCGGCCATTGTTTTTACGGCATCGGTGATTTCAGTTTTTACGATAAACCTGACCTCATCAGCCGTGACCCCCCGGTGACCCCAATATGTCCAGTACAGGTACACGGAGAGCAGGGCGATTACGGCACCCATTAAAAAGATTCCTATCGCGTATGTTATTGGTTTCACCCCGGTACCTCCCCTAATTCGGCCAGCAGTTCCCAAATGTCCTTTGACAGCCAATCCAGGTAGTCAAATAGTTCCTGGCCGATTGCATGCCGGAGAATGGCTTCCTGCTCCTGGGCTATCGGATTCGTCATAATTCACCGAGTTTAAATGGGGGCCGTATGTAAATCGTCGGCCGGTTTCGCGTTTGTGGATAATCTGCAAGGCTTCCAATTTTAACATTGTGCGATGGATTGCCGCCCTCAATAATATGTATTTCACATCGTCCATGGTGCCTCCGGTCTTAATTCGGATTAACGTAGAACTAAGAAGTTGCGGGGACTTCACACACGCCCTATGTAACGTGGGAGGCCATTCGGCAAAACTCCGGGGCGATCTTACCCGGTGGAGAGGTCCCCGCAATCTAACCTACCTTTCCGGTTTATTTCCCCTCCCTCTCAAGAACGCGCACAGCCTTTGTCGGTACGCGCCGGCCCTAACCCCCTAATGGCTTAAACCTTGGAGGATTCCCGACCTTCCCCCTTCGGTCCTTTGGTTTTTGCCATATTGGTGTAACATTCCACTGTACATCATCAAAAGACAGTTGATCCTCATCAGCGTGCCCGTTGGCAGAATCTTTCACTTGGTCCGCAACAAACTTAATATCAGCCTTCAGCTTGTTTCCGTGCTGGTCAGGAGATATCTTCAAGGTGAGCGATACCGCCAATGTGTCATCGCTTTTGAGATATGCTTTGTCCAACTCATTCTGATATGAGTTAAGCAATCCCCCCAATAGTTCTGTCGCCTTCTCTATCGTCTTGTTTCCAATCTTCATAACTTATCTCCCTATCTCCCAGTATTTTTATGAACGCGCACAGGTTTATAGTCACGGTCAGTAGCCAGATTCGAAATCGCCACGACAAGCGACGATAATCCCTGAAAACGCTTTTGCGACCTTGGATAAGGGGTAACCTTAGTTCGTTCATTGTCGCCTCGTTAACCCCCCATTTTTAGGGGGGTTAATTAGTAAAGAAACCGTATGATGAAACTTAATGATAATTTTTTTGGCTGGTATGGTTTCAGATGGTAAAAAACACAGGTTTCATCCATGCAGTTTTTTACCGCCTTCCTTGGCTCCGGCTCATTTCGATCCCATCCGCAACATTCAAAACAGTTGATGATGATCGCCTTTGACCGAGTTAGCTTAGTTAGGTCGTCTGGTATTTTCCTGGCAGTCACCGTGACCTCACCGCCTGAAGGTTATCCCTGCAAAAGCATTATCCGCCCGTACCTCTTCGGGGATATGGCCATAGCCACTGACTCCATCAAAAGCAAACCAGTCTTCCGATAATCTCAGGCAGGTATATCCGACGTTTACACTGATTGACCAATCCCTGCCAATCTGCTTGTTCATACTAAAGGTAACGGCGGCCAATGGTCCCCCCTGGATGTCGTGGTCATACGATGTAAGCCCGGTAAATCCACGCTTTCCAAAATAGAGCATCGCGGCTTCGTGAAATGTCGCCCGGTCTTTCCCCATTGTCGCCCACGGATGAACCCAGCCGACATCGGCCGATAGGGTGAGGCATTTAAACAGGGTCTGATGTACGCCTAACCCGCCCCCGGCCATGGTCAGCTTGTAGGCTTCTTGACCGTACACGCCCCTGAAGGTCTGCCCGGCTCCGGCCCATACGGATATCCAGTCACCGGATAGGCGGAAGTTGACCCAGGGACCGGACCGAAGTTCTTTATTGCAGTAAAAGTTGTATCGGGATTCGGCGGAGAAGCTGGCTGCATGGACCTTTTCTAAATCCATACAAATGATAAACAGCAGGGCCATGATCAGGAAAAGAAAGAAGGCGATCCATCCCATACGGGATGCAATCTTTTTATGTGCGATGAGGTATTTGTCCATGTCGGCCTCCTTGTTTGGAGGCCAAAGGCGGGTATTTCAGGTGTGACGCTAAAGACGTTACACTATTGGATTTTATTTGTCAATCAAAAAATACCGATAGCTCATATTGGATCGAACATGAATAACGAATGTTGTGCTGCAGTAAAAAAAAGCTTGACAATCGTTACTTATCAGTTTACTTATATATTATGGAAATAGAAATTAAAAAATTGGAGTGCCTAAGGTGCCACCATACTTGGATTCCAAGGCAGTCTGAAGTCAGGATATGCCCGAAATGCAAATCCGCCTATTGGGACAAGGCCCAACCCGACCAACCTTTAAGGATGACTGACCCTGCGGGGATCCGACAATCCGGGAAGTCTGGGAATGGGCAGTAGGCGGGGCAACCAAACAACCTAACCGGGCCAAAGGCGGGTATTTCAGGTGTGACAACCAAAATGCCTTTGCCCACAGACCCCCACCCTCCGGGGTGGGGAGAAAGGGGGTCATTGTTGATGATATACCATATTAAAGTTTGGTCTCTTACCCTCGTATTTCTGGGCGGCATTGCATTGACCGGTTGTGAGAGCGCCTATTTCCCTCTCCCGAATATTGCGGGGATTGGGATTGTGGCACTCGTCGGCTTGATTGCGTGTCAATAACCAGCCGCATTACCGGACTGCGCTACGCTACGCCGGTGAGCTAAGTGTTAGCTTCTTAGAAATGAGATTGTACCTATGATGACGTTTGGGTCACTTTTTGCCGGAATAGGGGGCTTTGATCTTGGCCTTGAACGTGCCGGGATGAAATGTAAGTGGCAGGTTGAAATTGATCCGTTTTGTAGAAAGGTACTTCAAAAACATTGGCCGGAGGTTCCAAGATATAGAGATGTGCGAGAAATCGAAAAAATTGAATCAGTCGATATTATTTGCGGAGGGCCTCCCTGCCAAAGAACAAGTGTCGCCGCTGCAATATTTGGCAATAGAACTGGAGAAAGTTTATGGGGAGAGATGGCGCGAATTGTTCAAGAAAATATGCCGACATGGGTTATCGTTGAGCAGCCCCCTGGAAACAAAAAATGGGAAACTGAAGTTACGGTGGATCTGGAGGGCCTTGGGTACTGTGTTGACAGATTTGTCAGATCGGCTCTGCTTTGTGGTGCGCCTCATGAACGCCGGCGGGTGTTCTTTGTTGCCAACACCTTGCGCGAGCGACTCGACACGTTCACCAGGCTCAGAGAATCATCCTCGATTATCGAAAAGTCGTGGCCTTCGCCTCCAAGAGGAACTTGGCGCTCGCCCAGGACCGGAACTTGTCGAATGGATGATGGGCTACCCGATTGGGTGGACCGAATTAAATCACTGGGAAATGCTGTGATACCGCAAGTAATTAAGCATATTGGTTTAAACATAATTAACGCTAACAATGGCTTTCAGCGGACAAGGAGCCGCTGAAGCCGTCGTTATCATCTTTCTTTGGAGGCATAAATGGCAATCATATTAGATTTAACAGAGTATACTGGTGATGAGGTTTTTCAAGAAGGAATGCCTAAAAAAATATTATTAGTCCCTGGAAAACATTATTTTGAATATGATTTACATCCTAACCATCGACGGGCTAAATGGTATAAGCAACGCGTGGAGGAATCAAGGCGGGTGTCCCCTGATAAACGTGCTGATTGGCCGATAGGCATCACTGAACACATGCTCCATGATGGGGCTAAAATAATCCACAGATAACCAAAGCATTAAGTCGTACAGCAAAAAGACGCTGCCGCTTATGCTCGTTGTTGGGAGGTATTAAATATGAATATAGTCAACACGGTTCTAAAAGGGGCGGGGATGCCCCTACCGGATGATCCGATAATGGATGAATATTGCCCCGAGGGCCAGATCACCAAAGGCTATGAGCAGATCATGGCCGGGGTTGAGCAGATATCAAGCGGCCTGTACCTATGTCGTCCCCAAACCCTGGAGGCCATGAACGATATCAACCAACTGGCCAATATGGTCCGAGCGATCACGGAAGAATTAGAGAAGGCGCAGTCATCTTACATCGAGATCAAGGAGGTATGCAATGGATGAGGAAAGGTTCACCATGAACCGGTGCGACATTCACCGGGATCATTTTTACATCTACCGTGACGGCCTGAAATACGCGATATCATTTTTCTCTGCAGAACTGGCGGATAAGATTGATGAAGCACGTGTGTTGCCGGTGAAGCAACTGAAACACACTAAGGGGGACTAATGGAAACGAAAAAGAATGCGCCAGAAGTAATCGATGTAACATCGGAAGATATGAAGGTAGTCGTAAGGTCGCCTTATGAATCTATTCTATCAGCGGTCAAGGAAGGGACCGACCTAGACAGGCTGGAAAAGGTGCTTGAGATAGGGATGAGATGGGAGGCCAATGAAGCCAAGAAAGCCTATCATCAGGCCATGACAGATTTCAAGGCCAATCCTCCAGAAATCCTAAAGGATAAGCACGTTTCATTTCCGGTAGGTGGTAAGACCACCGAATATGATCATGCCTCCCTTGCCAATGTTGTAGAGAGTATCAATAAGGGCCTAAGTCAACATGGATTGTCTGCGGCTTGGGTCACGAATCAAGGTGAAGGAGGTATATCGGTTACTTGCCGGATTACCCACAGTCTGGGCCATAGCGAAGAAACGACCCTTGCGGCGGCCCCGGATAATAGCGGAAGTAAAAATGCGATACAGGCTCTTGGTTCGACAGTCACATATCTTCAGAGGTACACGCTCCTTGCATTGACCGGACTGGCAACAAAGAACGGATCCGATGATGACGGCAATGGGGGCCCAACAGTCGTCATATCCGATAAGCAATTAAATACAATCACCGATTATTTGGACAACCTTGGGGCCGACAAGCCAAAATTCTGCAAGCATTTCGAGATTGATGAGGTTAAGGATCTTTCTGCGGATAGATTCAATGAAGCCGTTGCAATGCTGAAAGCCAAGGAAGCCAAACTAAACAAAGCGAAGGAAGAAGCCAATGCTACGACTTGATATAGAGCAGGGGACCAATGAATGGTTTCAGGCTAAGTTGGGAATCCCTTCTTCGTCAAACTTCGATAAGATCCTGACGCCGGCGACTGGAAAGCCTTCAGCACAAGCCAAAAACTATATGTATCGTCTGGCCGGGGAACGGATCACAGGGATTCCAGTCGAGACATACCAAAACGCAACCATACAGAGGGGGGTTGAGTTAGAATTGGAAGCACGATCCGCCTTTGAGTTCATCGAAGATCAAGCCGTTGAGCTTGTTGGCATCTGCTTCCCCGATGAAAAACGAAAATTCTGCTGTTCACCAGATGGTCTATTTGACAATACCGGACTTGAAATCAAATGCCCTCTCCTACATACCCATGTCGGATATCTACTGGCCGGTAAGTTGCCCACAGATTACATTCCCCAGGTTCAGGGGAGTATGCTTGTGACTGGCGCTCCCTTCTGGTGGTTCATGTCGTATTATCCGGGAATGGATTCACTGATCATTAAGGTCAAGCGTGACGTTGAATATCTGATCAAGCTGAAGGTGGCCCTAGATACGTTCTGCGATGAACTGGATAATACCACGGAGAAGTTGAGATGATCGATCTGCCCCTCCAACTAAACAAAGACTATTGGCTTGCCCCGACCTGCCAAGAGGATTTGACCAAGCTCAAGAATTTCAAGCCAAATCAGATTCTTCGGGCAAAACTGGTAGGCGTGAAGAAACCCCGAAGCGTGAAACAACTCAACGCATATTGGGCGGCTTGCACATTGGTAGGTCACAACTCCGACAAGCCAAAGGAGGAGGTTGATTTCGATGTCAAGATTTTGCTTCGGCATATCAAGTCGATGAGGACTGTCGGGAAAGAGACTTTTATTGAAGTAGCTTCGATATCGTTTAAGAACCTTCCACACCTAGATGCCTGCGGATACTTCGACCGGGCTTTCCCTGTTTTGGCGGGGATGATTGACGTAACCGAAGATCAGCTTATGGCGGCAATTAAAGCAGATTTTTAAGTTACCTCCTACTTTCACCCATGCCCCTGGGGGATGCCTGAGCGAAATACAGGGGCTAACCACCCGCTCCACCGGACTGCGCTACGCTACGCAGGTGATCAACCCGTTATGGCGATGGAGTAATCCTAAACGTTGCCAACTGATAAGGGGCAGAAATAGACAGTGAAACATTGCTTTGAACTTAGCCGGTAAAAAATGGTTTAGCAAATGTACCATGCCGGAATATTCGTTGCCCTATCGCCATAACCAGGAGGTTGAGCGGATAAAACCGCTCACCTCCACATTGTGCCTTTTCGGGGAGAGAGCAAAATGACAAATGATTTTGCGGATATCTGTAATGCTCGCGATCATTACAGAGGTAAAGTAGGGCTGGGGAAAGCTTGCCCCTGGCGTTGCCCGTCGCTCTCCCACCGTAAGGGCACAACAATTTAATGCGCTGGACGGCAAAAAGCCGCCAGTGATCAAGGCGTTAGCCAGAAAGGAGGATTTATAAATGGTTCTGCAAAGTGATTATAGTCGCACTATATCTAGTGTTGTCAACAGCATACATTCATTACAAGAAGAGATTGATGCACTAAAAAAGCGTATTATGAAGTTAGAAAAAACTGCCAAATTGCTTGAAAAAACACACGATAACAAATCACTGAACTTGACTGAAAAACGCTCTTGATCTTCTATGAAAAAAAATGACACGATTTCAAACCGTTAGCGAACTCCATGCCTACCTCGCTGAGCATGAGCGCAAAATGAACCCAGGCCAAGCCGTGGATCCGGAGCAATCTGACCCAGGCCCGGAAAGTGACCTGCAGCGCAAATGCGAAAAGTGGCTGGATGATCACGGCTTCCCGTTTCTCCATGATCGATCACGGAAAAAAAACAAGCCGGGCCGCTTCCTGGATCTCCACATTTACCTGAAGAAAGGCCGGCACGTCGTCATTGAATTGAAGGTAGACGGGAACCCGTTGACCAAAGAACAGAAGCAGACCAAACAGCAGTTGATCTTCCTTGGTCATGAGGTCTACGAGGTCCGGAGTTATAAGCGGTTTTTGGAGGTGGTGAAATGAGAGGACACGACTACCTATGGGGTTATCCGTGGGATTACATTCGAAGGGGTCTTAGGAAGCTGAATAATACAATAACCATCGAATCCCCCGATTGTCTGAGGCTCGGGCGGGATATCTACCTCGGGGATCATGTTTGGATTTCCAACCCAAAGTGGACGTGTGAAAAAGGGAAACCGCCTAAACGCCTTAATCCACTGGTAACTATCGGGGATGGCACCTACATTGGAAGGTTTACCACTATCTCGTGCATAAATCGTATCACTATTGGCAAAAATGTCATGATTTCCGAGCGGTGTTTCATCGGTGACTGCTATCATGGATACCAGGACAGGGATGTTGCGATTATCGATCAATACCTCTTCTCTCCTGGGCCAGTACGGATTGGGGATGGATCTTGGATAGGGCCGGGTGTGGCGATTCTGCCCGATGTCAATATCGGCAAGCACTGTATGATAAGGGCTAACTCTGTGGTAAATATCGATATCCCTGACTATAGTGTTGCCGCTGGAAATCCAATAAGGGTAATCTGTAATGTTTAAATTCATTTGGGATCTATTTGCTACCATGATCATTGCGGTGTTATTAATCCCAATTATGATTGGGGGCTGGTATAAGAAAAGGCGGATGGGGAGACGTAATAGAAAATATTAACCAAGGAACGGAGGAAGAAAATGAAACACTCAGACATAGGAAGTTTATGGGAACGTAGGTTCGGTAAGGTTGACACTGAATTTTTCAAATCGATTGATGAAATTCAACGTCTGCCGTTGGATAATAAGGTGAAAATAAACGAATTTCCGCTAGTGGCAGGGCAAGTCAGTATTGCTAAATATTCATGCCTACATTGGGCTTTTACGAAAGTTTTGGGACTGGCCGGCGACTTTGCCGATGTCGGCACCCTGCGCGGTGCATCGTTGCTGTGGATAGCCAAACTAATGAAAATATTTCAGCCTCATTCAGCATCACAAATTCATGCGTTCGATTGGTGGCGGGATGGAGAAGAGGATTATACAACCCTGCATCAGTTGGCTCGGATACAGGGATTATCGGATATCATCTCGATTCACCGGATGGATTTGGCGACTGAGCTGCCCCACTTCGGAAATGACCCGATTTATGGCCGTACCCATTTCAAATACGTTTTCATGGATTGCGGCTTCGATGCGGCACTGAAACAGGCAATACCGTTTTTCTGGAATCGATTGGTATCGGGCGGGGTGATGGTTTTTGACCATTTTGGGTTGGACAACGAGCATGAGACTGAGTTGGTTATAGACCTGTTGCCAGACGGCACCAAAATTTACTCATTTCCGTTTGCGCGACAACCATCCGGTTATGTGATAAAATAAGGCGGTGGGGAGGTGCAAAAACTAGAAACAGCCCTATACCTCGATGGGATCCTGGAGATGATGGGGTGGAGCAGGGCAACATATTTCCGTAGGGCACCTGAGTTGGAGGCCTGCAGAGCGATTTTTTATCAGTGGGAGGTGGCGGTAAATCGGAATGGGAAACGGCACGTTGTAAGGCGCATCAGGGCATGGCCGTCACGACTCAAAAGGTGGTCGGCTATCAAGACGGCAAAGGAGAAAGGGGGATAGATAATGTTTAGACTTAGAGTAAGTGTCGGAAAATTGGAGGTAATACATGCCTGAATTGAAACCGTGTCCGTTCTGTGGCGAAAAAGCCGTTAGCGGAAAAAGCGAGTTCAACCTTGATATTCGACCACGATTTGTTTTGTTCTATGTACACTGTGGAAATAGTCGTTGTCCTGCTTGCCCAGAAGTCGGAATGTCAACTGAACACGATGCGATTGAAGCATGGAACACAAGGAAATAACCTGTCACTTAACATCGATGGCCAAGAGGCCACGAGTTAGTTCCGTCGTTAGGTATTCAAATATGGCTGAATGGAAATATCCAGGACACCTGATATATTCTTACTACAAACCAAGGGGCGGTTGGTATCCTTCCGTTTTCGGCGGATGGACAAGGGGACCATATTGTATCAAGGTATATCTTGAAGAAGATGATGCGATTGCGGCTTGTCCGAAAGACTGTGAAGTGATTTTAATTCAGATAGAATTTAAAAAAAAATGGAGATACCTAACCAGTCAACCCAGCGGACGGAAGACCGCCGCTGATGTTATTGTTATGCTCTATGAATAGAAACGAAAACATAACAGTTGCCGTATTAAGGGGATGGACGTTGAGGCAGGTCGGAAGCGTTTTTTCAATTACTCCCGTAAGAGTACGGCAGATAGTTGAACGTACAATACACATTTGCGACAGAAAACTTTTTTTGTCACTGAATGGCAGTCTTAAGGAATATCGAAAACATAGACATAGACTCATATCGAGCATAAGAAATCATTTAAGCGGAAGCGAAAAAGACCGCTCCGCTTAATTCAATGTTATCACCTTAGAAAGGGGAGAAAATGGAACCAGACAATGAGTATGTCAAAGCCAGAAACAAGCTAATTCCATTCGCAGAGATATACGCGAATAAGAAACATGGAGAAGCTGCAGGGGATCAAGACCGAGAGATTTGGACCGCCTTATGGAACAGCGCATTTTCGGGTGAGATGGACCGGTTAGCCCGGAAGGAAGGGCTTGTCTGATCAGAATCTTTTCTTAAAGTTTATTGTGAAACGTGAGCCCTCCATTCATCTATCATTAGGGCTTTAATTTCCTTGTCCTCTTATATTTTTGACCTATAACGGCGCTGGGTACAGATAGTCCCCTCCTCAGGCCCCGAAGCGTTTTAAACATCTGTGATGTAAATGGAATGCCTTTTATTTTCATAATGGTTTCAATTTGCTTCTCAGTTTTCTTTTCTGCAGTAAGTGCATGTAAAACATCCGCTCCGGCCCCAAGCAATCCGCCACCATACCTAAGGCCACCACCGATTATAGGCAGAAATTCGATGACTTCTTTCGCTGCACTTACCGAGGCGGATGGAAATCCGGCCCCTTCTTCAATCGCTTCCCCAAAAGCTTTTATCGGGGTCGGGTAGGGACTGTTTACACCTAGCACATCCTCATAAAATACATTACCAAGTGTCGCGGCTACAATAAATGTTGTCGCCTTTTTAAAGGCTTCCACTTGTCTTACGTTGGGATTCCTTACCCCGAGAACATCTCTTGTAATGAATCCCCATTGATTAATTACGAATGTCTGGAAAAGTGATATAAACTTCCCCAATGCTGTACGTTGAATAGGGGCAAGATCTCTTTTGGCAGCAGATGCTTGTGTCTTCGTAACCACATCATCTGCATAATTAATGGATTCCCTTTCTTTTAATCCAAGTTTTTCCTTTGCCATTTCATATGCACCCTGCCATGTAGCTCTAGCCGTTTCCATATCTAATATTTGAAGGGGTTTCAATCCTATTTCTCCGGCTGTTCTTTTTATTTCACCCCATTTCCCGGATCGAATAGCATCGAAAGCGTCTTTTGCTGCTATATCATATTGTCTTCCCAGGAGTACGTTTGACTTTTCGAGCGCTTCGTTTCTCTTAATAGGATCTAGCAGGCTTTCGATGCCTCTCCATGTGTACTTAGGCCCTATGGCTGCTGCTGTATTGACACAAGCTGTTGGTTGGATTAATGCAGATCTTATATTACCGGATAAAATAGCAAATGCCAGATTACGGTTTAGCCGTAGTAGGGAATTATCAACTGCCTTTGGCAAGGTTGAGGCTGGTTTCTGGCCCGCTACGGTATCCATCCACTCTGTTAGAAATTTCGCTGTCGCTGGAATTTCTTCGGCCATCTTCCAGCGTGTCCCGGCTTTCTTGTTACCAAAAATTGTTGTCGTTCCTCTCAACTTTGCAAGTACTGGAGATACATGGATATGCCTCAAGGCAGTGTCAGCATACCGTTCAATTATTTCAAATGGGTCTAACTTGATTTCCATTCCACCATGTTTCAATCGTTTTTTCGCATACTGGAAGGGGGTTGTTTTCATGTGAATGAATTGCTTATTCATTGTGTCCAGGGTAGACATTATAGGATTGAAACCTAATTCATCCAACAGTGTTGTCTCAAGCATAAACGTTAAGTAATTCTTTACCTTCCCAAATTCTTCTTTTCCAGCTATCCTTCTGGCTTTGTTTAGGCGATTATACCAGTGAACTAATTTCCCCCTAAATGCTTTATAAACTTTAATTTCAGTTTCAGTGAGCTTCGGGATTTCCTTTATCTTCATTACCTTGAGGATTTCCGTCCCTCTTGCTTGCCTAGATATGGCATATATACCAATTCTTTTCCTTGATTTCATTGGAATAGTCGCCTTTAAATCGTTAAGCCATACTTTCGTTTGAACTCTTTCTAGGGCAACTTTGTAATCAGCCTCGACTATCGGGCGGTAAAAAAACTCTTTAGCCCATGGTCCTAATTCTTCAAATGTTCTGATTGGGTTTTCCAGCCAGCCTCCGAGCGGTTTTCTTCTGAGGTTTGGAAGTGCTTTGATGCCCGCTTCTTCATGCTCATACATTTTATACATATCTTTGAATTTCTTGCGCCGCTTGAAGCTCATGTGTTCTTCAACTACCTTGGCCTCTGCACCCTCCTTCATGCGAAGAACAAATGGTTTTTGTGCTATATCCCCGGTTTTCGGTTCAAATTCGATTTCAATCAGATCCGGATTTATACCTTCCTTTTCCATATGTTCACGAATCTTTTTAACGTCCTTTCGGTCGGCTAATATTTCGGCTTTTGTTTCGTAAATGATTTCTGCGATTCCGAGTTCTGGCAACTTTGTCGTAGGCACTTCGGCTTTTACTTCTTCGATAATTTTTTGCACTCGATGGGGTGGCAATGTTTGTTCTTTTGTTTCTAACACCTCCTCGAGTATTCTTTCATCAACTCGCCTGGCTACTTCTTCGCGTTCCTTCGCAGAAAGATCGTATAGCTTTTTGTCAACTCTCTTGGCAAGTTCGGTACGTTCCAGCGTGGTGAGCTCGGTTGAGTTTTTGATTCGCCTGAACCCACTTCTCCCGATATGACGCAAACCAAAAATAGCCGGGGACCCAACAATAAGCGTATGGACCATGGCACCTAGGAATGGACTCCCTGATTTATCGGCAATCGTTTTCCCAAGTCCTTCGCCTACCTTGTCAAGAACTTCAAAAGGGTAAAATGCGCTTTCTGTTAAATGTTGCCCCTTTGCAGTCTGCGGTTGATATATTAATATATCTTGTATGGCTTCAACGACCTTCTTATTCGCATCTTTATACACTAGGTTGGCAGGAGTTGATATAAGTCCGATCAATCCTGCCAGTGGCAATCCATAACTCATCGTTGCAACATGAGAGGCAGTCTCTAAAATCGGGTAAACACTTCCGATATCCTTTGCGATTTCAAAGGCATCCTTCATGGCTTCATTCACAAGGCTTGCATCTTCTTCATCAAATTCCCTAACCGTTCTGGCTGATACATCTGCATGATCTTCCGTTCCCTCCGGTACAAATCCAGGAGGTGGTGAGGGGGTTTCCTCGATGATTTGTTCTTCCGGGACAAAACCTTTTGGGGGTTCTGGCATAGAGATTTCGTGGATAAAGCTTGGGGGTGGTTTTGGAGGCGTTACCTTGCCCACATCCCCAAGGCTTTCAATGAAATCATCAGGAGGTCGTTTTGATTGATTCGATACTTGGGCGGGAATTACCGGCATTTATTCTTCCTTTTCGATTTCTACCCACTTTTTACCATCCCATCTTATTCGCTTCAATGTTACTGGATTAACGAAAACTTGGCCTTTCCCCCCTTCGTCAATTAGTGGGGTTCCAGAATCTTCCCATGGCATATCCGGCGGGCCTTCTTCCGAAGGTGGTTCGCCAAGAAATAATCTTTCAATACTGATAGGCGTTACCGCTCTCATAAATTGCTTTATCAAACCTTCTTCTTTTTTTGCAAAATATTCTTTCGTTCTTATTTCCAACTCATCCCATGGATCACGTTCCTCTTCCACTGCCTTTGAAAGATAGCGATCTATTTCACCATGGATACGCCTATTTTCCCTTATTTGTTCCGGGGTTGGTTTCCCTGCCGCTGGAACATCTACATAAAAAAAGTTGCTCCGATAGTTATCATTCGCTTCTTGTGCGGTTTTTAATGCCCGGCTTTTTAGCGGTTCTTTTTCATCCGATTCCCCATCTTTCCACTTACGAAAATCATCAATATATTTTTCATAATCGATTGTCTTTAATCCCTTGCCATGAAGAGATTCTATATATTTTTCTCCGCCAAGTTCATTTTCAAGATATTCAGGATATTGATTTATTAACCTAGATACTTGCCCTTTGGTCACTTCATTGGTAATTCCATACGGATCAACTTCACTCTTTGCCTTTGTTTCAATCATGCTTAACAAGGCTCTCCTAGACCCAGCTCCTTCAGTTGGCTCTAGTATCTCATCGTTGAGAAGTTCTGCGTAAAGGGTTGCGTAATCCTTCTCCGTTTTAATTCTTGTCAGCCAATAGCTTTGATGGGTTCTGAGTTGTAGCTTTCTGAATACATTTTGTATTGTTTCGGCTTCATATCTAGCTACCTTATCCCTTGCTTTTAATCCAGATATGTGCCTATTTGCTTTTTCAACTTTCTTTTGCCGAGCATCAGTATCTAAGTTAAACTCTTTAAGATTTTTCAATGACTTCGCAACGGCCTCGGCTTCTTCCACTGTTCCTGCCGATTCAATGGCTTTATCCGCCCTCACACTTTCGGCTTGATCAGTGAAGCTATTCCGGTAGGCTTGCTGTTCTAGTTCGTTTAGGTAGATCCATCCAGCCTTAACCTTAATATCAAAATTGCCTTTGATTATCTCCCTCATCTTCGGGTCTGTTTCTATTGAATAATCATCAAGGGCATTTTTAAGATTTTCGTTCATGGTTGCCTTGCCATGTTGTACCACAAGCGTTCTTTGCCGAGCCCGAGCCAGCTTCATCATACTGGATGAGTAGACTGAGAATAGGTTATTGAACTTCTGTAGACCCCCGGGATCATCAGCGAATCGGTCTTCATACTTCGCCCTGGTCGCTTCCATGATCTGAGAAGAGGTATTAACAAGCCCTTCCATATCAGTGCTTTCGCGTAAGGCTGTAGCAAAATCCTGTTCGTCTAGCCTGAGGCTATTTTGCGTTTGGCTAAGTTTGATATCTCTGGTTGCCTTCTTTTCTTGTTCGTCCGCGATCTTCCGGATCCGTTCAACCCTGGATACAGTCGCGCCGAACTGTTCCGCAGAAGATGAGATTTGTTGACCTGCCCTGGCCAAGGCAGCACCGGGAGCCCCGGCAACCCCCGGGGAAACACCCGGCGATCTTACGATTCCATCAGATATATATGTCGGTATTTTAGGCATATTATTTCGTCTTTAGCGCGTAAGCACTTGACCCGGCCCGACCAAGCCCTGAAAGGAATGTCCCTGCCGCAGCGGTTCTTCCAGCCTTGTAAACCTGCCGGCCCATGAATTGCTGTTGTCTACTTGTTTCTATTCCACCCCTCCGGATAGCCGTTGCCTCTTCCTCGCCTTCTTCCGCTGTTTCAGCCAATACCACCAATGGGCTACCAGATTCGACATCGACCCCGGCTTTTGCATATAGGGCTCTCTGGGTTGACATCAAGTTCTTCAGCCTTTTCCTGTGAGCCGCTTCCTTCTGGTCGGCCTCACGTTGGACAAGTAATGCCTTTTCGTCTAAGGCTTGCTTTTCTTTCTTTGCGGCTGCCGCTTGCCCTGTAACGGCCACCGCTGTTCCTCCCAGACCTACTGCTAGTGCTGCCCATCCTAATGCGACTGCTGACATTATATCGCCCTCCCGTACATACAGAGGTCCTCTCCGTTCATGTTGTGGTTGGCGGTAACAATAAACATCCTACATCACTCGACTAAACATTAATAAATCCTCACAATTCGGTCCATATTTTCGCAAAACCCCCTCACACTGAAATCCGAGATGTTCCAGAAATGTTCCAGCTTTGTAGTGATCAGGGTTTGATATTGCCTGGACTCGCCTCAGTTTTTCAACTTTAATTGTATTGTTCAAAAATCGTTTAACACTACTATAGACCGTCTTGGGATACTTGGCGAAAAGTGGTGACATCAACATCCAGGCTTCTCCCCGTTGATATCCCAGGAGTACGACACCACCACAACAGATGATATCTCCGTCAATGACAACCGTGCTTGCAGGTCCCCGATCATACCAAGCATCTATAGCTGATTCCCAATTCTGGGTGGATAGCCACAAATCCTCTTCCCGGACCTTCCTATCGAGGATGTCATAGGCATGGAGCTTTTCAAATTTCACTATTTCAATCTTCACTCAATGTCACCCACGGAATAATCCCCAAAATAGTCATTGGCAATGGCTGTTCCTGGACAATGGATATCGTCGCCTCGTCCTCAAAATCCCATTGCAACCCATCGACTTTTATCTGATCCGTCAATAGTTCACCCGATGTAAAATCGGCAAAAGATTGTAAATCATCCCGGGTAGGGCCATACTGAATCCCATCCCCCGTTTCAAAAAAACTGACGAATAGTTTATAGATTCTCTGCTTCTTGCCCCTGGCCGGCCCAAGTTCGGACCCGGCATTTATTTTCATTGGCTCGACAATAGACGTATAAGGCAAACCCACATGGATCTTATTTGCGTACACCTCTATGCTTACCCCGCTGTTTGCAACGAGTTCATTATCCTGAACAACCCCATCGGAAAGGATCGCCACCGTTTTTCCCGATAGGTGCCCGAGGCCCACGAGGTCATTTGTGCATTTATAGGTCGTGCCTCCACTGGTATAGGCTGAATAGCCCGATGAGTCCACGCCTGCAAGCGCAAACTGCGTGGCCGATGAAAGTGTGACGGTGTAGATATCATCCGTTCCGATATTGATCTCTGTCATTCCGGACACATCATATACCCGCACCTCGTCACCATCCTCAAAGCCATGGCCTGATGCCGACACAACGGCAGGACTCGCGCCGGATATTCCGGTGATCGCAACCGGGGTCCCCCCATCCCAGGTAAGCCCCGAATGTAAGAAAAAGGCGTCTTCGATTTTGCTAAAAAATTCAATAGGTTTAAAATACTCGACATATCGCTTTGTCGATCCATCAATGGTCCGGTTGGCTATTACCCAAACCCTATCTTCATTATCTTCCTGATGGTTAACGGCAACGCTCTCAAACTCACCATCCGTTTTAATTCTAAACCAACTGTAAATCTCTTCCTGATTTTCGTAGGTCATTCCAAGGAGTTGTCCGTCTGCCCTGATAGCCCATAGGATAGGCAGGGGTTCCTGCTGAAATGCGAGTTGAGCAATACCTGACCGCAGCCTTGTCGAACCATAGGTGATATGCTTGGCGATCCTCGTAACATCTGGAGATACAAACTTATCGGTAGCATAGGCAAACTCGCTCTGCTTTAATTGCCGTACACTCGTACCGGCCCGAGTGACCCACAGGATAGAATCAGTCACCACTTCCGGCTCGATATCCTTTACCCCTAGACTGATCTGCTTTCTTGCCAGGATATTGGTGGGAGTGATTGGATCATCAATAGTTGTTGCCCCAAGTCTCCATATGCCTCCAACGGTTCCCATCAACAAATAATCCTGACCCAACATCCATAGAACCCTGTCTATCTGACCGGATGCGATGGTATATTGTATGGCGTCATCATCTGACACTCCGCCAGTAAATTCGTCATAATCCCCTGACTCGCTCAAGTTAACCTGCTGTGGATTATTGTTTGAGCCTCCTATTGCAAGACGTTGTTCAAAGAACGCCCCGCATGATGGTCTATTATCTTCCGTTCCGTATATCTGTTCCTGGGCATACCCGAACCCGGCGAACGTGCTGTAATTCGTTGAGTTGATTCCTTCCAATTCAAATGTTTTAGCGCCGGTGTCAACACTGTCAATATCAAAGAATTTATTACTGACTTCCGGCATCGTGGTAGTCCCTGAGATATAAACAATCTCCCCATCCTCAAGGGTTGTTGGAACAGCTGCGCACGTCACGACTGCCGGATTCGCATTGCTGATCCCAGTTATCGTCAGGAGAGTCCCGGCGTTGGTTTTCATATCTGCCAGGGTCCATGAATAATGACTGCTTCTAGTCAGGGTCTTTGGTGGGTAGCTGGGATGGAAGATATAAAGCCGGTCTGCACTTTGAGCGGTCTTGAGATCCATGACGTTTTCAGCGGTATACGGTGTCACAACTTCAAGCGTTGCATCACCGCCGCCTGTCAGGGTTCCGCTATCTGTGAAGGGGTATGCCTGAGTAGGGGGAGTGAAGTTGGAAGTCCAGCGGGTAACTCCGCTTGTCAACCTGTACTCATCGAGCCACCCGTTCAGGTCCATTGAATCAAGGTGAAGCAATAACTTGGTATCTGAATCCGAAGTATACGCCGAAGTTGGCACGGTGTAGGTATCTGTTACCCCTGAACTGGGGGCAAGGCTAAATGGGTTGCCTTGAACGATACGAATTTCATCTTTATATCCTGAGAATAGGTTGGCTGGTACATCCTGTTGTTGCCTTGCGCCTATAACCAATGGGCCGGCAAAAGTATCGGTAGTGTTGTCACTCAGGTAATCGGTTTGGCTACCATCCTTATATACCCCGTACACAACCCCAAGCCGGTAAACCATTACATGATGCCAGTCAGTGTCCGTTATCTCCCCTGCAAAACCCGTATCAAGCGAACCGGCTCCATTTGCAAACCGTAACCCGCTGCCGTGAACGTGTTGAAAAAACCAACGATTGTTTGCGTCCTCTGCTTGCCCTATAAGATTTTCCGTTCCAGCATGATCCGTAAATTTAACCCATAGATCAACGGTCCATTCAGTCACCCCGCTGCCAATCACATCCCAGACATTGCTATCCGGGAGATATAAATAATCGGAATCACCGTCAAACCAAGCCGCGCCATCAAAATACCCTTCCGTTGTGACACCTGCTGTTGCGATAAAGTTAACTCCATGCCTAGACACCCCGGAATCCGGTGCGATGGTAGTTCCTGAACTTCCGATAAGCACAGTGGAGGTGAAATCCGGTATATCAGCGGATGACGTAAATGTTCCCTGGGCGAACCCGTCAACCGTGACAGCCCACGCCGTTGTTACCCCGCCCCATCCCCGGATGAGAGCGATGTGATATCCGGTATCCGCTACTGGCGACCATGATATCGATTCATCGATAGTTGTTGCCCCGCTTTCAGTGACGAGAAAGTTTATCTTGCTCAGTCCTAGATCGACATAGAACAGGACGAAACTACTGGCGGCGGATGTCTGGGCATATAAGGAATGCAGTCCTGATATAGTCGGGAACCTGACGTATGTTTCCAGGACGATGTAATCATTAGAGAAATCAAAATCTGATGAGTCCGCTATTTCCAGGTAATCGCCATCACCGTCAAACAGCCCCGACCCGGACCCGAACTTCTTCCAGGCCGTGTCAACCTCAACATTCCCAACTTTATCAAGTGTATGGTTATTGGTGCTGTCATCGAAAAATGATGTGCTCTCATCCGTGCCATCAAAGTGTATCATGAGCATCGTGTAATCGTCTGCTCCCCTGATCTGTCCATCGTCCTTGTAAAACCGGAAATATTTATCACCGGCTTCGATAACATATGATTGAATGGTGGAAAACTCGAAGGGGATTAATCTGGATTGAAGGCTTGAATCTTTGGTTTCAAGGACGAAGTAGGTGCCGGGGGCCCTGGATGTAGCGCCCTCGACAAGCGGGATCATGTTTTCAAGGGTACGGCACCCGCTGAAGTACTTCTCAAGGTCAATTCTAATATCTAGCTTGGGGCTGAGTTCACCAGCGTTAAATGACGAAATAAGGGGGGTTGCTTTCCCGGCATCCGCATAAACAGGCCATGCCAAAACTACAGCAATTATCAGTCTGAAAATAAATGTCATTACCACCTTCCCGCTCGTTCCCACTCATTACCATCTGCTTCATCTTCAACATAATCCGAACTTTGGTTCAGGTCCTTCGCTCGACTCAAGGCCCAGTCATACAATGACATCATTGAATCGAGCTTGCCCTTTGCCTCGGTATGGAATAACGATAGATCAGCGGCCAGTCGGAAGGCAATCGTGGAAGCAAAGTGGGCGGTCCATTTCGTAACATCCGTTTCTTCCCTGATGTAGATCAATTGAAGTGGATAGTCGTCATTGTCATAATCGGTCAGCAGGACCAGGGTTCCGTCCGGTAGCGCCTCCATAACGTAGACATATTTTGTATGTCTGATTCTGATTTGGCCATCGAAAATACTGGCATACGCCCCTGTCGGATCAACCGGCCTGTCAATTCGGGTCCTGGTGGCAATCTTCAGGAAGTCTGAAGGGAGCAGATAGGCATAGTCGAAATCTTCAGCTGGGCAGGAAATCATAGCAACTTCGTCAAGATCAACCCCGTTCGTGGGAGGGCCATCGGTATAAGTGGCATTTGCCGAAACGGTCCAGGAGGCAACAGATACCGAGTTTACTGTCGTCAATGCCCTGAGTGCTACCTGAATAAGTGTGGCGGTATTCTTCGCTGCGGTCGTTGAGGCGAGTTTGATCTGGATGTTTTGGCTATCGCTGGAATCAACCGCTACCGATAGGGCATCTGAACTATTCGTGGTGATCTCGATTGAAATGTCTTCGGTTCCTGACAGCCACTTGTCGGCTATGACATAGAGATGCTTGCCGTCATTACAATTTAGATCCACCCTCGGCGGAGCCTTAGACAATGTTCTCCTGGTCTTCGCAAAACGCCAATCATCGGCCTCAAGCACTTCATTTACAACATACTCCCAACTCAAAACAGCCGCGTTTACTTCGGCCGTATCATCGGTAATATTCTCAAGTCGTTTCGCACCTATCCGTTGTCGGGCAAGGTTTATGATTTCGAGCTGGGTAAATGAAGCCATTTACTACCTCAAGCTGATGGTTTGGAGCGGCCCAAGGGGAAAGGAGGAAAGCCCCGGGCCGCCCCGTTAGAAGTGGTGCGTTAAGCCCCTGGGAGCTGCGGCTTATTAACGAGAACCACCTCATCCCGTGGCTGAGGCGGTGGCGGCCCAGCCGGATCAAGCAGAATGAAATGAAGGAGTTTTCCCTTTTTATCCATCGGATATTCGCCCTTGGCGAACCAGGCCCTGCGACCGACTTTGTATAGAACACTGCGATGAAAGCATTTGACCGTGCAGACATATTCCTTTCGTTTCGCGGCCTTATTTGATCTCACCATGGCATTCCGTGATTCCACATCCGGGACAAGGATATCATCCAACTCCTTGACCTTATCCTTAAAGTCAGCCTCTTTAATGGCAAGAGCTTCATCACGTTTTGACAGGGCCTCCACCGTGCCGGCTTTTTCATTTTCAAAGGCTTGGATCTTCGCCTCAAGTTCAGCCTTTTCAACCTCAACGGCTTTCCGTTCGGCTTCTAATGCCTTTCGATCTTTTGCGGCTTGCGTTCTTCCGTCTTCATCTGGCATGACTATTTCCTCCATTTACCTATTTTGGTTAGTGTACCCCTAGGAAACACCTCGGGGTACACATTGGTTTACGGTTTATACTGGGAGCTGAATGATAGACGCGGCATATACTCCGGTAATCTCATCGCCGGTCACCAACTGCCAGTAAATCCTGACATATCGCAGGACCGTTACACCCCTGGGGAACGGAAACACGAACTCCGCCCCGGCCACGATATTAGCTATCGGCATCCTGTACCTGGCTAAAAATGCGTCATTGGTCGTTGGTTCGCTGATTTTATGAACCAATTCAACATCAATCCCTGTAGTTCCGGCACCGGGGGCTGTCATCACATTCACAATGACCGCCGCCGGTAGCCCAAGGTCTATTCTCGGGTTGGTCAACTCAGTATCGATGTAGTAGGTGCTATCCGCATCGGCGGCAACTGATTGGCCTGTCATAACGGTTAAAGCCCATGCAAAATCTCTGTATCCCATAATCAAGTCCTCCGTATTATTTCACCGCCTGTTAAATGGCGGTTTCGGTATTTGTTAAAGCATCACAGATGTTGACGATGATTCCCCTGAACCTGAGAACGGGTTTCCCAAAGGCAGTGTCCATGGTGTAGTTAACGTTGTTTTTATCCTTCACCTTGATATCCATTTGGGTCCGGACAGTCCTGTTGACATAAATCCGGGTGCTTGGATCTTCGCCCATCCTCGGCAGCCTGTTACACATGGTTAGAAGGTCATTGTCATCGAAGGTATTGGATGCGCCGGCCGATTCGATATTGGCGATCCTCTGGACACATCTTTCATCCTGGACAAACAACCCCAGACGCCACTTGAACTGAGTAACCCAAGCTACGTAATTGTACCCGGCCCCTGAATACCCTTGAACCAGCTGCTTCCCAAGTTCATTGATCTCGATTCCGGCCTGGGTGCCCTTCGGATAGATGAAGTGGCATTTTTCAGGCCCCCATTCAACAACGATGATGGAACAGGTATCCGAACCACTTCCGCCACCATCCAAAACATTGTAATACCAAGTCGAGTCTCCGTTCGGGTAGGTGGTGGTTGAATTGAAAAGGGTATTGAACCCGTTAAACCCCAAGGCGTCATCACCGATTGATCCATAAATGACCTCTTCCTGGACCGCCTGAGACATGGCCTCGATATATTTCGAGTCCTTCCGTTGCCTGATGGCTTCAGCACTCGGGCCGCCAAGCCTTAGAAGTTCCTCATCAACCCGGCTGAATGTCTCGAACAGGGACATAGGGAAGGTGATCTGTGCCTCTTTGTGGGCCGAATAGATCACACCATCATTGATAGCCCTTTTCCCTATTGTCGGTAGTGAGACATCCCTGGTACCGATATGGGACAGGGCTTGGTTGGCCTCCATTATGGGTCCATCCTGAAGCATCGGAACCGTCCGCGCCAGCGTATCGCCGACAAACAGCAATCGCTCGTTGCTCGGGTCCATATAATTCAGGAGATCTACTAAGGTGTAAACAGTACCTATATTTCTTTCTGTCATGATATAAGTCCTCCGTTAGAAGAACTCACCAAACAATTAAGCAAAGCTGGGCATACCTTCATAATTCATTCCACGTTCTTTCTTTTCCTCGCCCCCTGGTGATGCCGGAAGGGTGAAGTCTTCACCGAGTGCCGTTCCAATGATATGGAAAAGTTTGCTCATAACCGGGTGATCACCGACCTTCTTCCCGCCTACAGTCAGGTTAAGGAATTCAGAAAATCCGGGGAGCTTTTCGCTGAACGTATCTAGCCCCCGTTTGGTGAGTTCAATATTTTTGTTATAGTCAGCGCCCCAGTCTGTCTTCAGAGCGACATCTGCGTCATTTACTGCCTTCTCGTCGGCTTCTGCTTGGGCTATTTCCATTTGGCCCATGAGTTCATCCCACGCCCGGGAGATCGTTCCCGCCTGATCCGCTGATAAACCGGCTCCATGGAATATGTTCTGTGCCCATGAAACCATCGCCGGATCGTGCTTGACCCCTTCAGCTATCGGAAACTCATAGCCCTCCGGTGTATCCGGAATGTTCATGCCCTTGCGGTAGGCCGCCACTTCTTCGTCTGTTGCTTTCTCACCCGGTTTGAATATCGCGCCTTTCAGCTTGCTTTGAAGGTCATCCCGTTCTGCTCGGATAGCTAATGCAGCCGGAAAAAACTTACTTACTGCATCATGCTCCTTGGCCCACGGATCTTCCTTGTGCTCGTCTGAAAGTCCCGCTCTCCATCCCAATGATCCACTTGCCTTAGGATCTTGATCCCCCTCTGGGGTCACTTGATCTTCTGCTTCTACCATGATTTAAATACCTCCGTTAGTTGGTTTGGTATGGGCAACAAAAAAGGGAGACACGCATGGAAACATGGCCCCATGCGGCTCCCTAATTTGCTGTCCTCTATCTGATCAGGAAAGAGTTAGCCCAAATTGTTTTATGTTATCCCCGGTTTCATCTAGCCCGGTATCATAGCAATCCGTCCCTCACACACGCGCTATAGATTTTAGCGGCTTCTCCCGCCGACACTGTTTGGGATCGTGGAGCCAATACCTTTATCTTCCCGGCGAAATAATTTCCCTCGTCTGTAGCCCCTATCAGTAATGGTAAGGGGGTGTCCTGGAGTCCGGAGAAGGCCCCGCCATTTTGAGTACTGGCGACCATCATACCGTTGACGTAGATTGTGGCAAGTTTGGTGGTGTTGTCATACGAGCAGATAATTAGCTTTGCTGCGTACTGCGCCCCGTCACTGAATACCGCCGCATCCGTGCGTCGGTATCGGGATGAACTACCATCCACACTAATGGAAAAATCGATCTTGCCGGAGGTGTCCAATGTAATCATGTACGATCTAAGACCGGCTGCTCCCCACCGTGCTATGATGGTCTGGTCTGCTGCAGGTTGCCCGTCATCCGGCTGGATCAACAATGCCCAGGCGAAACTCCCCCTGAAATTAAAGCCGGGCCTGTAAACCTCGATGGTGTAGCCAGAAGCTGCATTCCAAGGGAATCCTGTTCCGATGTAGTTGAACGATTGAGATGCTCCTGTGGTTGTGCCGGAGAAGCACGTCAGGCCGGTTGCTCCGAGGTTGGTTATCTCTTTGTGCGTTACAGTATCAAACAGTATAGTCGTCCCTGATGCAGCAGCACATATTTGCTGCAACACCGATATGGTATTATCCGTACCATCACAGGTATAATAAAATGGACCTCTCTGAACCCATGAACCTGTCGCCTCCCTCTGAATACTATCAGGGATAATATTTGAAGCTCCTCCAGTATAAATCCAACTCCTATAGGTTGTCTCCGTTCCTTGCTTAACGTACCAGGATATTTTGTATAATTTTCCTACTGTTCTGACTGTATTTAGAGATTGGTAAGCATATGGTGTATCCCCGTCTTCCAGTATTTGTAAACAATTTCCAGATTGGCCACCTGCTTCCGATGATAAGATGGCATTAATAGCTGTCCAACTTGTAGTACCACTATCAAACCCACCGTTCAGGACATTCTCGCTCCCCAAAGTCTCGGCCCCGGCTGAAGCGGCACCCCCGGCATAGAACATGGCTTTAGTTGCACCGGAACTGTCAGTAAGAACGACCATGCTCCCCGAAGGAATAAGGTCGGGTAAGTCGTAAACATCGGATCGGATTCCGGCTTCACCACCTAGAATCATGGCTTCAAGCGTGACGCCGGTGAGGTAGAGCAACCGTTCCTGGGAGAACTTATCATCGGTTCCGTCAAATATCCATTCCGTGGCGTAATCCCCGGCCTGTTTACTTGCGGTAACTTGATTTGAGTGATTGTCCAACCCCAATATATCTAAGACGTTCTCGGTGTCTCCGTTCCCGCCTCTGCTATCCCCCTGGTAATACAGCGCCACCCAACCCTCCTGAGACACCCCACCGGACCAATCATAGAAGTTGGTCTGTTCGTGGCCAGCGCCGAACGCAAATGGCACCTGGGCGCAGGTCAACAGGCATATCAGTAATGTGATAATGACTTTTCTCATTTTATCGCCTCATTTAAGGGCCTGTAGCCGTTCGCCCATAGCCAAGTAGCCGGACTCGATAGCCTGACAATCAGCACAGGCAAAATGCAAACTATCTTAGATGTCTCCGTAACTATGAGGTTATTCAGTGTTTTGACCTCTCTGAATCGTCTGGACTCAATGGAATAGATATTGTAGGTCTTGCCATCCTTTGTCCATTGCGGAGGATTGGAGTCAAGTAATGTCTGTATTTTTCCGGTTAGTCCCCATTTTTTTATCGTAGCTGCCGCCGCATTAAATTTACTGACATCCGACAAATAGCAATCAAATATGATCTGCTCATCCTTGGTCAGTTTCCGTGCAACGCCCCATTCATCAACTGGATCCACAAATACAGGAGCAACAGGAGGAGCCTCAATTACCACAAGAACATAATCTCCGGCCCGGGCCGGACATGCCAAGGCGATCAAGAGGAACACGGATAGAATCAATGTTTTCATGTTAGTACCTGTAAATTATCATATATGGACTGACATCTGAATAAGGCGTTGCAGTCGGTTCCAGTCCAAAATGAAGTTCTCTTGAAGCATCGGCATCCGTCACCCGCCATTCACTGTAAAACCCGTAAATTGACGACACGGACGTGTTGACTCCGTGATAGTATTGCAGGGCTGTAGTCGTAACCCCGCTCTGACCCCCATGTACCCAAGGATCATCGGTAATGACCACCGTTTCATCGGTTCCCCCGGTCAGTCTTAACTTTCCATCTTTTACCAATCCGGTCGTATCGGCCAACGGTAGTGTCGTGCCGCTCACACCGACTGCATTGGATAAATAACTTAGAAGGAGGCTAAAGCTAAAGGGGTTGCCGTACCGGTAGGTATCGGATTGATCGTCGGTCGTGAAACGCCTTAGTTTCCAAAGTTCATAGCTCGTTGTGCTTGATAGGGGGTCCGGTATCCAGACTTCAAAATAGGCTATGGCGGTGTTATTCTTCGAGACTACAATATCAGCATATTGAGCTGTCGTATCCGAAAAGGTTGTGAACTGCTTTGTGCTTGTTTGAAGATCCGGGGTTGGACCTACACCAAATATTATAGGCCCTCGTCCAAACGATATTGAAGCCCACAAGGCGAGGGCAGTAAATAGCAAAATACCTGTAAATCGTTTCATAGCTTACCCCTTATTTGTAGCCGTAAAAGATCACAATACCACTCGCACCGGACACGGCATTGTTCAGCACCTGCATTGTCACACCTGAACCCTTGTCCGGCCACATATAGTATGACCCGAAGATTCCATTTGCGGAGTCAAGGCATATGATGCTGGTTTCTGTGGTTGATGTATCACGGTTTAATCCGGCACCCCCCAGCACATCATTGCCATGCTCGATATCGTACAGGTAGATATCATAGTTATCGGTTGGAGCGGTGACTCCACTCGGATCGGTCATAATCATCCATAAATAATAACCCGTAAGCCCGGATATCTGAGCCTCAGTCACATCACCGCCTGTATTGGCTGTCCAGGTCACCTCTAACACAACCGTTTGATCCGTGTGGTTGTAGTAGGGTTTCTCCTGCGTTATCCCGGCCCCTATCGTATCCGCCACATTGGTAAAAATGATCCCAAAAGCGCAAAGGAGCGCCATGGCAATAACAACGGCTTTCTTCATTAAGTTTCGCATCATAGTTCTCCTTCTGTGATCTAGGACCCCGGACTAGCCTTCTTGTCCTTGTTGACGATCTTTGCTAGGAGCATCTTGAGGAAGCTGATGATCACATTATCGTATTTACCGATCTCTAATTTCCCTATCTTGAAATCCTTCGGGGTCGCGGCCGCCACTTGGTCCAGAATCCACAAAACAAAAACGATCTCCAGGTAATGCGTGATGATCCAGTCCATGACTTATCTCCTTTAATCGGTATGTACCGGGAATAAAAGAACGGCCAAACCGTCAACCAGAAAACTTATAATCGGCATGATAACCATCTTGATCTTCGACCATGTTTCTTTTTGTCCCCCGGTAGAGGATATGATAAGACCGTTTATAATGGTGTTGATAACGAGCATTACCGAATCCTTTTTCTGTGGCCCACTTTTCGGTTCCTTGAAAAGATCTTCCGCCGCTCTAATAAGCCCAATTATAATAGTTATCATCTGCGATACTATTACAAATGTTTCCATGTGGTCCTCCTCTATCCATTCCATTGAATGTGAATATGATCCGCCTCAAGCAATACTGCGTACTCATCACCTAATCTGTTCTGTATTCGCGTCACCCATGACGTTATTCGATTTTCGATAGGGAAGTCCCTAATCCTAAAGTCGATGGCCTTCCCGGTTAAATGTTTCGACCTATCCGAATGGTTTCCTTCACATCCGGATGTTATCGTCACTTCGTAGCCATTCGGAGCAAGCAACTGAGCTTGAAACACAATGCGCCACATCTCAGGGTACATGAATGTTTTGTGGCTGAACCGAACCCCTGGCTTAACCTTAATCATTGCCGTCCCGCTGTTTCATGGCTTCAATAACCCCGAACCGGATCTGCTTGCCGTTGATGGCATCAACTATCCTTTTCTCGGATTCCTTGATGGTTTTGGAAACATGCTCCATCATTTCCAGGCTTACGATCTTACACAAATCCGTATGTTTATCTCCGGTCAAGTATTCCTCTTTCAGCCTTTTGGCCATGCTATCCATAGTCTCTTTAGTTTCCTTGGCAGTCTGATCAATATCCTTCTTGTTCCGGGCCGTTGCAGAGGTGAATTTACCCCATGCAACGCCCCATCCTGCTATGGCCATTAAGATCCCGAACAGTATCGAAAGAAACCAGAAGAAATCCATAACAACCCTTGCCTTAGTGGTTATCGATTACCGCGCCACAGTTCCGCTCTATTAACGGTCATTGTGGAAGGAGTCGTGTCCGTCCCGACATATAACCCAAAGTACGTTACCCCGCTCATATCCCAGGTTGTATCGGTATAGTTTACATATATGGAGGTTCCACTTACGGACAGATAACCATTCCACTTCTGGGCCGCATCGGTGGCGTTATACATGGTTATTTCGGCGTTAAAATCTCCGGCCTGGGCTCTATCGGGAGTTACGAGAGTAAATAATGTTACGCCACTGCCATCCCTTACATTTCCTGAGATTATGCACGCCCTCTTAAGGCTTGCAGTTCCAGCTATCGTTCCGGTTACTTTCCAGGTGAACACATCCCCCGGATTGATGCTATTGTAGGAGGCGTCAAGATTCCCGCTGGCATTTATACCGGTTACCGTGTAGATAGACACCCCGGCTATATTCGACACACCGGAATTGCACGTCACATATGTATTGATGTCCTGTTTTACAAAATCACTCTCATCATCAACCACCCAGTAGCAGGTCGTCCCTGAATTGGCATACTCGACCCGGAGCGTCACGAAATTATTGTTGCCATAAATCGTGTACATATTAGCGGTATTTCCGCTGGGAAGCCGTATTTCATCAGTGGCCCCGGAAACCCCTGTTGCATAAGCGATGAGGTGCACCATCATATGTGGTTGGCTCAAGGTGACACCGGATTTCCGCCGGAATGTCCGTGACGAACCATGCATATCTTGGGTAATCGGTGGCAATGTAAATGTGGTCGAATAGGTACTGCCGCTAACCTCAATGAGACTCGGGTCGCCTGAAGTCAGCAAAGTGGGGCTGGCTCCGGATACGGTGTACTCTCCAAGCGTTATACCAACTAGGCTATCATTCCAAACTTGTCCGGTATTGCGTACTATCCCATTATTGGTAACGCCAGAATTGTTTGTCGTTTTCCGATCATTGAGGAAATCAGTACCAGCTTCCCCCCACCTATCGATGGAGAAGTGGAGATGCTTGCCGGTGAAATGCATATCCTCGTCAGGAATTTCGACCGCCTGAACGAAAATCCCGTAACCAATCCCGAAAGTCAGCAGCAAGACGCAAAATATAACAATCGGGTCCTTGATGTTTTTGATTAAAAAGTCCTTGAATTTTTTCATGGGTGAGCCCTCCGTATCAATCGATTCTAAAGTTTTCTGTTGTCATATCGTTATCCGGGATTTCAGTCGGGACAACCCCAGCTAAAGCCTTTATCACATCTGGTAAGGTTCCTTCTGAATAGGTTCCGAGTTTGGTCAATATCGCTACTCCGAGATTATGGGCGGCTATCATTGCCGGGTCATCGATGCTGAGCGGTTCCCCCATGTGACACATTTCCAGAATATCGCCCAGGACCTCCTGACCCATGGAGCTTAGGAGAAACAGCATCCGGTACTTGGCCCTCAGTTCCGCTTCTTCATTTGTCATTTCACTTCCCTATTGCACATGCTTGTCATGCATTAGTGTACGTTTCCCCCTGGTCGCCTTTTAGACTTGTCTTTGCGTTGAATGACCAGCCCCCATGCAGACAATCATGCTTTGGATCAAGCTCACGGTACAGTTCCGGGGTCCATTTAATATTAGTTGTATATGAAGTTCCACATCTTTGGCATACCACCTCGAACCGTTGCTCTCCCATGTTTACTCCCTCTTTTCCTTTTCGAGTTGCTTATCATGTTTCCAGGCTAACCATCCGCAGAAGATCCACCAGCAAATCAGGAAGACGCCAAAATATACAGGTGTTGGAATGTCCATTATGCCTCACCTCCAACGCCCATCAACTCACCCAATGGACTCCCTTCGTCCGGTGCTGTCCCGGCCGCCGGGATCGCCTTAGCCCCTTCCAACATCATCGCCTTCGCTTCGTCTTCCTGCTCCTGTTCTTGCCTAATGCGTCTGATCTCGGCAACATCGTCATCATCCCTGATGTCCTTCGATGGGAACCCGTGGGCTTCCATGATGTCCTTGGTTGTCTCATCCACCTTTATGACGTCCTTTGACTCCGGGAATAGATCGAACATGATTGAAGCCGCATCAAGACCGGAGATTATCCCCTGGGCTCTAAATAGTTTTTTTTGTGCTTGAGCCATCGGGCCAACGTAATCAACCTCAAGGGCTGACCCGGCATATTCCAGGAGGATATCAGGCGGAGGCGGTATCCGCCCCGCTCTCTGCTCAATGGCGAAGCATCGGTCATGAAGTGGATTCATTGCCTCCGATTCCATATGGCCTATCCGTGGCCCGAGAATCGCCGCCTTCTCCGCTTGCATCTCCAGGATTTGAACCACCTTCAATTCCGGGCCACCGCGGGCAGCCTGTGTTGTCAGCATCAGGAAAAAGTCGACGTGGAAGTTCTCACGGATCTTCCGGTCGAACCGCTCCTGCATCTCGATACTATAGGGAAGCTGCAGACCGTCAAGCAATGGCCGTGGAACATTATCCTTTGTGATACCACCATCCATCCAGGTCCAACCCCGTGCCTCTCGATTGATCTTGCCCCTCAGAGCCTTCGGTCCTACCATCGGTGGGTCCGTCATTTTCTGACCGGCCTTGATGTTTGAACGCCCGGCCTGATTAGCGGTCATGATGTCAATATACGAATCCCAGGCCCAGGATCGGCCATACCATTCATCGCTGTTCTTCCGCCATCTCCAGGTAAAACCCGGGTCATCATCGAATCCTGACTCAAGTAAGATACTGGTTCGCTTATCCTTCAACAGCCACATCGAAGCAATTCCCTTGTTCTTGGCATCCAGCCGGCCAAACTCAATATCACGCCGTGGATATGTGGCGTGGATGATCTCCTGTTGTTCGTATGGATTCTTCTCCAGCTTGCTCTTGAATTCAGGTATTGCCTTCTCGCACTTCTCAAGTCCGAACTTCTGCTCCATTTGCCGGAGACTCAGATCATATACCCGGTATCTGGTATCGACCTTTCCATCGGCGTTCTCGGCAATATACATCTCTCTGAAATGCGGGACGGTGAAGACCAGGCGACCTTCCGCGATATTCTCCTCGATGATGACCGAAACGGTTCCCGGCCCCATTGCATCTCTTACGATGTCAGATGCCACGTCATAGAGATTGGAACGGAGGAACGCGGCGTACATTACTTCTTCGGCGGATTCCAGCCAGTTCTTAACATCAGGGTATTCGTCCATCCTTTTCCCGGTCCATGCTCTCATGCCGGAGGTCCGGGGAAAGTTGAACTTGCCGGGTAATGTGTAATTGTACCATCTGAATGACTTCGAGATCGTGTACCCGGCAAGCCCATCGCTTGATAGGTTCATCGACTGCAATGCCGTTCCGTCATAGACCTCTGCCCCGGTCTTGTTGCCCCTCATATGCCTGTTATCAACGATCTTCCGTCTGCCGTGATAGACATAGGTGAAGATGTTATCAATCATCGCCTCGTATGGTTGCCTGATCCGGGCAAGCTCCCCTAGAGCGTCCCTGCAATGCTTGGCTTTCTCTTCATCTGATGTTTTGTCAGGCATTACTTAACCCTTCTACGACTACCATCGGACGCAATATAATAATGAATATCCCCATTGTAATCGGTAAACCTTGCTCCTGGCTTTCGAAATTCAGGCTTTAAAACCCTTACGGATCTCAACCTCTGGTTGATCCTTGCGGTCTGTTCTTGCTTCTTCTCTTTCCATGTTTTTTCGGGTATCGGCATCCTTACCCCAAGGTTGTCTTCAATGTCTTATCAATAGGACGATCGAGTTGCCTTCCGGCTCGAATCGTCCCATGTCGGAAGGATCTGTGTTTGGCTAACCTCTTGGCCTCAGTTTTTGCGGCCTCTCTCAGCCTATATGTATTGGCACCCTCTGCTATACTGGTGCCATGCGCTCTCATATATTCCTGCTCTTCCAACGGGGTTATATTGGATAGATTACCAGATGCAACCCTACCCTCCGCTGATGCTAGGATAGAGGCATACGATGGATCACCTGACTTTGGTGATTTGTCTGGCTTTAAGGCGCTCATGCTAATTTCCACCCACCAACAATACCGATGGTTTGATCGCCTTGGCTTTAGCCTTATCCTTTGCTATTAGCGCGGACCCCATTGCATTGACCAAGATCTTTAGTATTGTGTCCGTGTCAGCCACGCCTTTCAATATCAAACCCTGCTTACCCGTCATATCCGGCGCGAGAACTGTGATCGTGAGTTCGTAATCAATCGGTCTCCCGAATATTTCGTCAATCTTTCTCTCTTGGCTCATTGATTCCTCCTTTCATCCAATCCGAAATGGGTTATCCTCATCCGGCCCTTGCTCATCATTCAACCCGAAGGTTAATGGGTCATAGTTCTCTTCATGGCCCCGCATAATATCGAGGAACACCGCCTCCTTGACCGTGTTGATACTGCAATACACAACCGCGTCCCCCTTATCCGGGGACCTCCCCAGTGCCCTGCTGGTTTTGTGGAGTCGTGGCCCGTGGATGATCTGCTCCTTGCTCTCAATCTGTATCCCCTGGGGCGTCAAAAACCATGTTGGAGCGCACAAATCCGCTTTCAGTTCTTGATCCGGGGGCAGGGCGATATTGGCCCCGGTCTTGGGGTCCAGGGTTTCCCGGAACTGCCACCATATCTGAGCACGGTAGTTCCGGAACTTGAGGCTCCTAGTCGCCTTATCCAATGCCCCTGGTTCCGGGCCGCCGGCACCATTGACCGCGATGACCTGGACTTCATTGCTCTTGAGATGATCATAGGTCGAGGCCCCTATGCCGATGATATCAACATGTATCGGAGCCCGGTCCCTGATGCATGATATTGCTACCCCGGCACTACTCGCCCCATCCGGGGTAGCCGCTCCCGGGAATACTGATAGCCTGTCATACCAATTACCATATCGAGTTGACACGATGGTCTGATCCGATCCACCTCGGGCCACGTCCAGGCCGCAGGATGTCATATCAGGCTCGATCCGGCCCTCATGGATTTTGGTCTTGCCCTCCGGCTCCCACCGGGCCATGGCCGCCTCAACCCAGGCCGTGGGAATCACCTGCCATACGCTATCCTCGACACCGGCGGTGAAATCACCATGGAGCATTTGAGACCGTAACGGCTCGGGTAGTGCCTGTAGGATAGACTGATAGCCTGTAGCCATCAGGAAAACATTGTCCTGAACTTTGGATGGGATGAAGGTCCTGGATAGGGGTTGGATGATCTCGCCGTCACGCCGGAAAGGGGACCCATCTTTACATTCAACATCTTTGCCACCAATCGTTGTGTACCAGCGTAGCTCTCCCGGTTCGGCCGGATGAGGGTGGCTTTTGTCCAACCACGCGCCCCAGTACCTTGTAACCCACTGCCCCTCCTCATTTGTCGGGGGATTGCCGGTACACACTATCCGTGTCCGCTGGGCGGGGTTTTGCGCGTCCCGTAACCAGCCGCACAAAAACCTGAATTGAGACTCGAGGAAATGGGTGATCTCGTCGAACCCCTTGAGATCGCTATTGTGGCCCTGGAACTTGATCTCGTCACCGGCATCTTTGCAGCTGTGGAATCTAATTTGATGACCACCATTCTGCCAGGTGGCCTTTTGCCCGTTCCAATGCCGACGAGAATGTAGAATCTCATCCAGCAGGCGGTTGATCATTGAGATGTTCTGCACGCCCTCCCGGCGGAATAACATTGATATGCGATGTGAGGTGAGCGCGAGGCCCAGGAGTAGGTCGGTTTTGCCGCCACCTGCTGACCCTCCGTAATAGAGAATGTCGGCCGGCGACTGATAGGCATCGGTTTGGGGACCGGGTTGCGGCACCCAGATGGGAGTGTTGGATGATAAGAGCTCGTTGATCTCTGCCCGTTCATCTTCTGTGAGGCAATCGATGAGGCTGGCTATCTCGCTAATTTTATGTGCCGCTGTCTCCATTGCCATCCTTCCGGGCTTTGGCCTCGGTCAATAGGTATAGCAGTTTGGTTGCTGCCTCCAGGCTGGTCAGGCCGATTGCCTGTGGAATGCCATTTTTGTCGGGGAATTGATGCTGTGACGGCATGTAGTGCCCGAGCATTTTCTGGGCCTCGATTCTGGCTCGTTGCCTGATCGGCCAGTTGACCTCATCCCATTGGATGATGGTCTCCTCACTATTGCCACCGACTATCCTGGATCCGGATGTAGATGATAATTGATGCGGCTGGACCTTGCCTCTGACCTTGATCGTTTTGGTTTCAGTTGCGCCCAGCTCACGCACCAAAAGCTCGACCCATCGTTTCATGGTCAAGCCGTGCTTCCTGCATGCCCGCTCGACTAGATCAGGCCCATTCATTTCGGCCAGAGTCACTACAGGTTTAGTCATTCTATCACTAAATCACATTAAAATGATCTTGTCAAATCCGGAGTCTCGTAAAATCCCATATGGGAGTCTCACGTTTTTGGGGTACCGTTCAGTTTTTGAGCACCCAAAAAGTGCATATAAAAACAGAGATTTATGCATTTAGTTTCACAAAAACCCCACTTTTTTTAAAAAACAGTGAAAAAAAAGCTTGACATGTACGTAAATAGCGTATATATTGTAATTAACAATAACATTTAATAGGAGGGATTGAGATGATGTTTCGATGCTGGTTCCAGGAGCTAATCCATCTGGGAAATATGGAAGATATCTACAATGATGTAACCTGCGATATTTTTGACATAACCCTGTTATCATTATCGGATATCGCAAAATGGATCGTTTAAATCACGAGGCCAACTAATTCCGGGGGCCGCGCATCCTACACGCGGGAAAGGATAAAAAAATGACAAAAAAATCGATTAGAGAAATGACTGATGAACTTGTAAAAAATCGCGTTTTGATTTTAACGCGGCAACGCAAAATTGAGAGTTTGCTGCCGGCAAAAGAGGGTAGCCGCTATGCACGCAATAAAAACACTCATGGCGGTTGGGTTGTACCAGGCATAGCCGCCTGGACCCGAGCTGTTAACAATGCGCCAGGGTTTAGCTCTGACTCTTATTGGAGCGGCAGCGCTCCGACGCCGAGCACTCAATATCCGCTCGCGGTTGCGGAATTTTTGGAAAAAATAAATGATAACGGGACTTGGTATCAAGACCAAGTCAAAAAAATTGTTAACCATTAACTTTCCGGGGGGCCGCGCATCCTACACGCGGGAAAGGACCAAAAATGGAAAATTACGAAATCAAAAGAGAGCAAGACCTGAGACTGATCGTCGCTAACCTCGATGCCCAGAAAATTAAACTCTACGATATGGCGGCGGATGCCAAAAATGTCAGTCGCGGCAAAGATCAGGACGAATGCTATGCTTTGATTAATGAGATCCAGGCGGCTATGACAGCCGTGAGTAAAGCCGCTCTCAAAATCGAAAAGAAGCACGAGCAGGAAGCCAATAATAGGCTGTATGCCCAAATGGGCCTTTAGAAAATACATGCCAACATTACACCCAACCCACAGCCCGTTTATTTGGCTCGTGACCTACCGGGATTATAGGTCAACCCCTATGACTCTGGGGGCCGCGCTGTATTTGATAGATATTATCAACCGAGACATCAGGAAACGGAGGTGAAAAAAATGTATAAACTTACACATCTTGATGGAACTGATTTTTATTCCGGGACGATCAATTATGCTGATAATATTGGGAAAATAATCAGGGTTAAAGATTATGACCCGCCCGAAA